CCGATATGTACCAATTTATGTCTACGATTCCGTCCGGTTTGCCAGGTGATATGGGAAAAGGTCTGAAGGAGAAATTGGGTGCGAATTTACAGGGTCTTTCTCCAGGTGTTCTTCAGGATTCGTTTGAGGCGATGAATCCTATTCCAATATTGAACGCCGCAATGGGCACCGGCTATCCAAAATGTAAATTGATGGAAGCCCCCGTCGGAAACGCCGACGGAGAACTTGCCTCCCGTTTTCCGAAACCAATTTATAATGCGAACCCAACCGGTGCCGACGACCCGCCGATTGAAGTTCCAAACATCTGGGTTGACCCCGTTGCCGAGAAGGTCTATTACAAACCAATAACTGGACGTTGGGTGAACGATTTAACAAAAGGCTATATATGGGAACCAAATAACGGCTCTGCATACGTTCCTAGTGGACCGAAGCCGCATATGACCCGCTGGGTATTTGATAAATGGATTTCCGCCGATGAATACAAATGGACGCAAAAACAACTAAAAGAAATGGGACGGCTATATTCGTCCAGTGATATTCCCGACCAAAACACGCCACCTGATCCGCCTATTCCCCAACAACCAACTACGAATGAAGATAAGGCGGCACTTCAGGATATGGGGACGGAAGGTTTTACTACAAACCTGAAATCCGAACAAATTACAGCGGGTCTGCTTTTTGCAGGGCTCTTTATCGGACTTGTTGCATTCACGGCGGCGAGAAAATAAGCCGCTTCAAGTAAGACGGATGAATATCCAAGGCAGCTTAGATAGTATTGCCAGCGGGGTCACATCTGCACAAAAAGGATTTAATACTATATTCAAGCAGCCGACACAGGTGATGAATTATCTACCCGACGCAAGTGCCCTTATTGGACCCATCTACGATTATTCTGGCGAGTTGAAATCACCAGAGGACCTTGATATTCGTATAGGAAATGGGTCTTTAGAAGGTATTGGACGGGCGGCGGCAGGGGTTGACTACTATGCAAGCGCGCTCGGCTATGGACGCTCTATGGGCATCTCTCAAAATGAGGACGGAATGAAACAGTATCCGATGGGTCTTAACTTTTTCCTTAAAGTAGCGGATGCGAAGCTGGGGGCGGCGTGTAGTAACGGCGCAAGTATGTACGAGTACGTGAGCACCGTTCCAACCAAACTTCCTGGACCCCTTGGCGATAAACTTGAGGAGGAAGGCATTAAGCTCCAGGGACTGGCGCCAGGAATTATTGAGGATGCTGCCGCCGCCCTTAACCCCGCCCCGTTCTTTTCTGCCGCCGTCGGCTCGGGCTTCCCTCAGTGTAAACAAATGCGGGCGATGGTTGGCGATGCCGAAGGAAATATACGCTCTAAAAATCCGAATGTAACGCGTCCGTGGATTGATATAAGTCAAAGCAATGCTGAAAAACCAAAACGTAAATTGTTTAAGAAGAGAGATAATAAATACTATGAAACACACTGGGTATTTGATAAATGGATAAGTGCCGAGGAGTATAATAATACACCAAAAATATATCCGAGAAAAATTAAAAAAGGTAAAAAGACCATAATTGAGGATTTTCTCTCAGAGCCGTTTGGCGGCTCTAATCTTGCAGCCGGTGTTCTTTTCGCCGCCCTTTTCATCGGAATTGTAGCATTCAAGGTATCGCGAAAATAGACAACTAGAGTAAGAAGGCAAGAAGGCGATGGATTTTTTAGATAAATTAAAGACGGAAGTCAAACAATATACGCCTGATATGAATACTATTTTGGGACCGAAATACGACTATTCGGCAGAACTACCAACACCAAAAAGTGTCGGTGTAAATTTCGGCGACGGGTCGTGGGGCGGCATTAAAGGTGCAATGGCGGGCGTGAACTACTACTCGGACGTGATTGCATTCGGCGAGACCACGGGGTTTGCAAAAGGAAATGGGCTCACTATGAATCCCCTCGGACTTCGGTATTTTATGACTTCTGGTGCTACTTGTTCGAATGGTCAGGATATGTATCAATACGTTAATACAATTCCGCAAGGACTTCCTGGACGCCTAGGTGACGAAATTCAAAGGACACTTAAAGTAAAACTCCGCGGCTTAGCACCCGGTATGTTTGAAGACGCAGCAAAAGCTCTCAATCCAATGCCGATGTTTAATGCGATGACAAATAGTGGCTACGCTCGTTGCCGTAAAGTGACATTACCAGTCGGCGACCCTGAAGGACGTATTCAAAGTCCAGTCACCGGTGAGTGGTGGATTGACCCTTCCAAAGAAGCCCTCACCTACCCTAACGGAAAACCTCACGCTAGTCATTGGATTTTTAATTCGTGGGTAAGTGCGGATGAGTACGCTGCAGATAAAAAGGTGGAAGGCTTCCGTGACGGTCTAGGACAGTCCAAGGTTATTGCCGGTGCCCTTTTCGCTGCACTTTTCGTCGGACTCACGGTATTTACGGTCGCTCGTAAATAGCCCACCCCCTAATAGGAACACGCCATGTCAGCCACCGATGTACATTTCTTTTTCAAGATGCGCGAGCAAATCAAATTATACCACTGGCAGACTATGAGCTACAGCCGGCATAAGGCAACCGACGAAGTATTAGAAAAGTTGGACGGGCATATTGACCGCTACGTTGAGGTGTATATGGGAAAGTATGGACGCCCCCGAATGAGTGCCAACACAAATACAACCAAGCTTTCTAATTTGTCAGAGAACTCAGCCGTCCGTTTCATCAAGGCGTGTATTGGCTACCTCCTGACGGATTTGCTGCCAAACTCTGACCGCCGCCCTGCCGATTCCGACCTTGCAAATATTCGCGACGAAATGCTTGCCGAACTCAACCAGCTCCTCTATCTCTTCACTCTCCATTGAATTCCTGAATTTCGAACAAAATTGAAGATATATTTGTTAAACTTATGTTATAAGCATAACAAATGGGACAGTACTACTACGCAGTCATTTTGGACGCCAACGGCTGGATTCGTGCGTGGATGGCACCTGGATTCGGTGCGAAACTGATGGAACACTCGTATTTGGGCGGCATTGGTGTCGGCACATTTGAGTGGGAGCTTACGCCTGAGGGTCGGCATCATATGTCGCGTGTTGCATGGTGCGGTGATTACGCCGATGCGGAGCCAGGGCTCGGCAAAAATCTACATTTAATTTGTAATGAGCGTAATGATTTGATGCTTGCGCCTACTGCCGCCACGTTGGGCGAATATCCGTTTCTAGTCAATCATACAAAGCGGCAGTTTGTAGACAAGAGTAAGGTTCCAAAGGGACTGGGAGGATTCCAAATCCATCCGTTGCCGCTTTTGACTTGCGAGGGGAATGGACGGGGCGGAGGGGACTTTGACGGCACGTCGCCCCTGATTGGATCCTGGGCACGGGATGTTATTTCTGCGGAAAAAACCGCCCCTGCCGATTTTACGGAATTGGCGTTTGACCTGGTGGCAACGGATTAGTGTTTGTCAAAAAACCCGACCACCACAACAGGAATGGGCTCATGGCAATCAAATACCTCGTGGTGCTGGAGTCCTCGTGTGCGGTGTCCTGAACATACGCCGCCTGTCAAGAAGAAGAGTTTTGTAGAACTTACGGAAGAGGAACTTGATAAGAAATGGTGGAAGGAAAATCGGTGGATGTTTATAGAAGGTAAAGTGTATGACCACACGGATAATGATTGGAGTAGTTAGTTCCTGAAAAAATTGAAATCAAATCCGGTTTTTGTTAAAAATTCAAACATCTAGAAAATGTCTGAATTTGGATTTCTAATTTACTGTTGCTTCGAGTCCAAGATGTCGCCGCATCTATCTAATTCTACGGTTGGTGGTAGCATGTTGCTTGACAAGGCTGTAACCGAGACGGAGGCGGTTGAAAAGGTTGCAATGTATCAGAAGCGCGCCGAAACGCCGTCTGTGTATAGCAAACCGTCGGAAACTCGTCGTTATATCTACATCAAGAACCAGCCGCATTGGTGGTAATAATTATTAAACCATAATAGAGATGCCTGATTGGCTACTAGAACGAATTTTTCCTTATACTCAACAAGTAAAAGTAAAAATTGAGACACTAGCATCATCAAAAACAATATTGAATATGAATACTACAACTTTAAAACTTATAGCGGTCGGTCTGGCAGGAGGACTTCTTGGATTTGTGGCTGCACGGATCTACTTTCATCCGTCCCCCGCCCCTCATGTCCCTCATGTCTCTCATGCCCAAAATGAAAAATCCATGAACCCCGTGGAGCCCGTGGAGCCCGCAGAGCCAGAAAAGCCCGCGGAGCCTGCAGCCCCCACCATATCCGTTGAACAGATTGATACAACCAATCCATTCAATAATAAAAAGTTTGACCCAATCTTAGATGATAAAGAATATGTTATTGGATTTATGTATAAAATGGAGGCACTCAAAAAAGCTCTAACTCGTCCTCCATCCGTTTCGATTCCTAAAAAAATAGGGCATGCAGCCTTTGACCACAAAACTAGAGATTTGCTTTTATGAGTGCCACCGGCTCAGGCATCAGATTCGCCTCATTTGCAATTGTCCGCAAACGGGACTCTGGCAGAATACGGCTACAGATTGACATTGATTCCAACTCCTGTAAGAAGAGCTTATAGGCGTAGGGAACACGAATTTGGCAGAAATCCGTGACTGCATCGCACGACGTACACTTGTAGATTCCTGCCTTCGGATTGACCTGACCCAGCAGTCCGCATGACTTACAGACGAAACATTGGAAGTTATCCGATTTTTCCATCATGATCTCTTTCAGGAATTCGGACGCTCCGTGGGCAACCATGCAATCGCGCTCCATCTCGCCAAACCGCAGACCGCCATCCCGCGCTCGTCCCTCTGCCGGCTGCCGAGTCAGCATGACCAACGGACCCGAGGATCTGGAGTGGATCTTATCCTCTACCATGTGCTTGAGACGCTGATAGAAGATTGGTCCCATAAAGATACTTGTTTTCATTTGCTTGCCGGTTGTTCCACAATACATCACCTCATTCGTATGCGGCTCGAGTCCGAGGTCATCGCGGAGCATTTTGGAGAGTCCATCGACGCTCACATCCGTGAACGGGCTGCCATCGCCCACCGCGCCAATCTCGCATCCCACGCGTCCCATGAGTGTCTCCATCAAATGTGCAATCGTCATGCGGCTAGGAATACAATGGGGATTAATGATAATATCTGGCACGATGCCTGAGGCGGTTTGAGGCATATCCTCAGGCTCTAGAATCATTCCTACCGTTCCCTTCTGACCGTGACGGCTACAGAACTTATCACCAATTGTTGGAATACGCTCGGACCGCACGCGAATCTTGACAAACGAGAATCCCTCGCCGTTCCGTCCGCGATAAATCTTATCCACAAATCCCGTCTCGTTATTTCGGAGCATCTTGGACGCATCTCGGTAACGCTTGCCGCCCACCGCTTCCACTGCCGCCGCGGCTGCAGCAGCCGACATCGAGGCAAGGGAAGAATGGCTCACACCCGCTGCCATCGCTCCCTCCACCGCCCGTAGCCGAATGGGAACAACCTTGCCAATCAATATATCATCATTGTCCACAAATGTATTTTCAGGAATAATTCCATCCGCTGCCAACTTTTCATAATTCGCCAACTTGGTATGTTTGGTCAAACTCGGGTCCGGTTTACAGAATCGCTCCTCCTCACCACTTGCCTGATTCTTCTTCTCCTCATCCTTGTACGTTCGGTAAAAGATGGAACGGAAGAGTCCGCGGTCCAAAGCTGCACGATTAATCATTACCGAATCCTCTTGATTATAGCCGCCATAAGTCATAATTGCTACAATAATATTATAACCCGACGGCATATCCTGAGCACGGTAGTACTTGCTCATGTAGGGGCTCACAAGTGGACGAGCCGTGTAACACAGCAGATTGCTCATCGTATCCAGACGTTCGGTGAAGTTGAGGGCATACACACCCATTGCCTGCTTGCCCATTGCCGCCTGGTAAGAATTTCGCGGTGACTGATTATGGTCAGGAAACGGAATATTCGAGCCCATTGTTCCAATAATTACGGACGGATGAATCTCCAGATGAGTATGTTCGGAATCCAGGGTGCCAAGAGTTTTTGCAATGTACAAATTCTCGGATTCGCCTGCATCTACAAATTCAATCAGATGATTGCCCGTCGGTGAGACCCAGCGCATCAGGTCATTCCAAGAATTGCAAATCTCCCACGGCTTCTGACAATTTGTTGAGAGAATTTCGCGAATTGTCTCGCCGATGAAAAGCGGGCGAACCAAACGACCACCTTCCGTATTTACCCAAACTTCATTCGGGCTCGGCTTATAAACAATACTCGTATACGGATGAACACGACCCGCACGCTTGGCGGTCACAAGAGCCTGAACAGAACGGAATGCGTCTGCACTACCCCCAAGAGTTCCAATCCATGCTCCGTTAATGAACACCCGTAGAAGGTCCCTCCGCTCTACTGAGGTCGTATCTGCCAGATGTTTAAGCTTGAGTTCATCGTACATGACTTTGAGAATCGGATTCGGCGAACTGGGCAAAGTAATATTTGCCGTGGACGCCAGATTCTTCACTACGCCGACTGAATGACCCTCAGGCGTCTCAGCTGGACAAATAAATCCGTACTGGCTGTTGTGAAGCTTTCGCGGAGGAATGAGTTTGCCCGTTTTCTCAATTGGGGTGGAAAGGCGGCGAAGGTGGCTGATGCCGCTCAAGAAAGTTAGACGATTCATGACCTGGCTGATGCCGGTCTTCGTTCCCATCTTACCTGAGGCGAAGTTGCCCGTTGCCAGCGAGGATTTCATTCCTACTTCCACAATTGTTGTCTTCAGGATTTTATAAACATTTGTGGTATTAATAATATTTTCAAACTTACCACTTGCCTTCCAAGACCCGTTGTGGATTTCCTTGACAATCGTAGATTTCATGTCTTTGATGACTTTGGTTCCAAAGTAGAAACGGAAAAGGTTGCCGAGCAGATTGCCAGGATGCTCTACCTTCTTATTCGGATAGCCGTCACGGTCATCGTACGGAATTTTATTGTGGTAAACATCCAGCACTTTCTTGGTCATGGCGGCAAGGAAGCATGCCTTTTCGTACATCATGTCCGCTCCGCCGATATGGGGTAGAAACTCCTCCGCCAGAATTTCGCTAATCAGCTTCTCTCGCGGAGCCTTGTAGGTTGCAAGGGTGGAGGCACTCAGCTGCTCGCGGATGCCGCCTCCGCTGCCAAGATGTTTCTGGAGATAATCCTGAGCCGGTTGCTTGCCGCGAATATCCGCCGCCTCCATGATACACTCCTGAAATATCATTTCGTAGTCGTTGTGAACATCGCCCATAATCAGTTCAATGATGCTCTTATCCGATTCAATGCCAAGGGCACGGAACATAATAAATAGAGGCAGTTCGGCTTTGATGCGGGGTAGGGTCACGCGAATATGCTCAGGACCGGTTGCAAGTTTCGGATTGTAAATAATCTTGACTGCAATATTCTTGGGAACTCCCTCGTTATCGGGTCCAATCGACTTACATTCGATAATTTCCGCCTCCTTGTGTTTCGCCTTGTTGTTACGGAAGACAAACATCCGATTTTCTGCCATTCGCTCCTGGCTGAGAATAATTCGCTCACCGCCCTGAATGATGAAATATCCAAACGGGTCCGCCGAGCACTCACCGAGTTCCCTAGGATGCTTCTCAGGGCTCTCGGAAAGGAGGCAATATTTGCTGCCGACCATCACAGGAATTTTGCCGGCAAGAACGCGAGTAAGGGTCCGCGTCCGCGTCTCCTTTGTTCCCTTGCCAGGGTCCGTTAGTGTGGTGGTCACATCCATGTCTAGATAGACTGGAGCGGCGTAGGTGAAATTGCGGAGGCGGGCATCGTTCGGATACATTGGGGTAAGTGCACCGTTATTCTCGAAAATGGTCGGCTTGCGGATGCTGACATTTTGGAATTTTACGATCACCTCCACCTCGCGGGGAGGACCGCCACCTGGCGCCTTGCCGCCAGGGAGAGCCGTTGCCGGCGCCGTGCCGCTCGGAGTGCCGGTGGTATCTTCTACGGTCACTCGGATGGCGGTGCCCGCCGTGCCCGCCGCGGCACGCGTGGTGCCTGTAAGGGTCAAATCTGGCGAGCCGACCACGCGGATCGGACAGGAGCGGAGGATAGTGTCCACCACATCAAAGTCCATGAAATGATTAAACGAGGCAATTTGGTGGTAAATAATCTGCCGGTTGTCATGTTGAGCAAAGTATAGATCTAGAATTCGTTTCCAAGCGTTCTCCATTCTAGTGAGTTGAGGTCCGAGAAGAGCGCCGAGGTGTTAATCAAATTTGTTCAGGCTTTAAACCGTATGCGTGGAACAGGACTCGTATAATATCTAAGTCATATTTAGAGGTTCAGTTGTCAATGTCTGAGCCAAAGCAGTATAAGGAGCTAAATGTGACGTTGACAGAACAGGATGTAAAGAAATTCGCCCGGAGTACGACACGAAAGCGACGGGTAAAGGGCGGTGCCCTTTCTCCCGCCGACGTAAAAGCCGCCGATGCCGAATTTGCCGCTACTGCGACTATTGAGGGTATATTACCGCCGCCTGTAGTTGCAGCCGCTACATCTACTACCCCAGCCCCTTCCGTAGATGTCCGTGGACCCGCCTGGATTCCGTCGGCTGCTGCGAATACAGTACCCAGCGTGGAAAAGCAAGTGACTCCTGCATACGGACCGACGGCAGCGGACATAGGTCTCAATGTAGGACCCCCTATGAAGGGCGGAGCGTCGGTTTATAGTGGGAATGGTACTGTAAAGTTATCGGGAAAGAAGAATTCCCTACACACAGTAGCGACCACCCCTGGGGCGCCCCGCATTCTGCCGACGAAGCGGAAAAGTGGTGGGGCTCCGGCAATGGTGACGCGGAAAAAGGAAAGGCTGGTGATATCTACACCGGCGAAACACGCTCAAAATGGTGGAGCAACGGCGAAAACACGCAAATTCCGGGAACGCAAAATTAGCATCACGGTCCGGAGCGGCAATCGTGCGGCAGCGAAGCGTATCAAGGAGAAAGTGGATGCGTTGCCTATTGCACAGGTCCGGCGTGCGTTGCTGCGTAAGGGGGTCCTAAAGCCGGGAAGTAGCAAAACGCCGGAGCCAATGATGCGTGCGATGCTCAAAGATTATATGCTCCTCCATAATGCGGACTAGCCGACCCCGTCCTTTTAAATTTTATAGTACCTTTCCTATAGTAAAATTATTCCAGGCGAATAATTCTATTATACAGTTAAAAAAGACCTAAGGGTCCACCCTTGCGCCGATTTAATTATACAGAGCACGCGTAGTCCGAAAAAAATTGAGAACCGTGCTCTGACATAATGACCCAAACCACCGTAAATGAACATCTTCTTTCTTAGTCGGCGTGCTCGCCAGTGTGCAAAGTGGCACTGTGATAAACACGTTGTCAAAATGATTCTAGAGTCTACGCAACTCTTGTATACGGCGAATCACGAAAACGGGGGCACCGAGGCAATCCGAGCCTCCGCTCCTATTTGTCTGAGTACAGGCAATCGCGGGTATAAGTCTTGTCATAAAAATCATCCGAGTGCAATTTGGGTCCGCGAGAGTTTGGCGCATTATGGGTGGCTCCTGGCGCTCGCCAAGGAATTGGTCGCCGAGCACACTCACCGGTTTTCGCCAAAAAAGGTCCATGCATCTCTTGTTCATTTGGAGTGGCTAGAGACAAACCCGCCGCCTGGATTGCTGACAAAGACTTTGTGGATGAGAGATCCGACGCCTGCAATGCCGGCGGAATTTCGTCATGAGGGCGACGTGATTGCCTCGTACCGTGCCTATTACAACGGGGCAAAGCGGGATAAGGGGCTGCTTAAATATACTCGCCGTCACGTGCCGCATATCTTGGCAGTGGAGACGCGTTCTTAATTCTTAAAAAACTTCAATCGCCCGAAGAAATGGCTTATCCGGTGTCCGCGACCACCACTAACATCACTGGTGTGAGCGATGAGTTAGACCATACGCTGCCCTCTCAGATTTTTTTGGCGGCGATTAAAAAGACGTGGACGCACGTGCCAAATACGCCCGATGAGGCGATTTCCCTGTATCAGTATATTATGAAGTCGCAGATTGAGCCGGCAATAGCGGGACTTCTCAAGGAGTGCAGCGCAAATCTTACGGAGCCTGAGCAGGCACACGTGGCGGCAAATGTGAAGGTGGTGCCGGTGGTCAAGAAGAGCAGCTGCTGGTAATCCGACGAATTTAAAGCGATTTCAAGTATATTAATATAAGATATTTGAAATCCTCGCCCCGCCCAGCCAATATGCCGCCAAAAAAACAAAAAGGCTCGCCGGCAAACAGCGAATCGATGGAGGGGCTGTACCTCAAACATTATCTAGAGCAGAAAACTAAATATGGCGAAAAAACTGCCATCTTACTTCAGGTTGGCAGATTTTTTGAAATGTACGACAGTCAGACGGTCGCTACGGGTGCAACAAATACAAATATGCGAGACCTCGTAGAAATTTGTGGATGTGCTCCTGAGCCGAAGCCGACTGCAGACCCCACCAAACTCAAACTATTTTGGGGATTTCCTGAATCGGCGTTGGACAAATACGAACGGATGATGGTGGTGGCGGGATATTCGGTGGTTGTTGTTGTCCAAAATAAGGATGGTACGGATAAAGTCACAAGCCGCACAATTGACCACATTAGTAGTCCAGGTACGTATTTTGAGGCGTTGGGAGCACTGACGGTTCGTGCGGAGGAGCAGTGTATGATAGGTATGTATATTGAGCCGTATACTTATCAGCCCAAAGATGCCGCGTCCCGACAGCAGCAGCGGTGGTACGTGGCGATTTCGGCGTTTAATATGAATACGGGGGAAGCGGTGAGTACAGAGGGACATCTTACGCTTATTGATGACCGTGCGGTCTGCGATCCGATTCAGCCTTTCCTTTCGATGTATCCGCCGGCGGAAGCGGTTGTCTGGTGGTCCGCGTCCGCTGAGGAGCCTCCGCCTGACTCGGCAGTTTTCTCCCAAATTCTTGGGCTCGCTTGCAGACAGCCCCGCCCATCGCTCCACGTGAGAATTTTGGACAAAAAGGCGGAATCAGGTGTGGCAGCGGATCGGCTACGGCTCCAATTTTTCAAAGATCTTTACCAACCCGCGTCCGCTCTTTCGGTCGAGGAGCATCTGGACCTTACTCGCCATCCTCAGGTCCGCCGGTCTCTGTTCCATCTTCTCTCATTTATCCGAGACCATAACGCCTCATTTCTTCAAAAGCTGAACACTCATACAATTTGGGAAGCCGCCGATTATCTCATTTTAGGAAATGCCGCGCTAGAGCAACTTGCCATGATTTCGCCGAATTCGTCTAGAGCCCACGAGTCCCTTCTTCACTGGCTTCAACGGGCGACAACGGCAATGGGTCGGCGTTTTCTGCGGACACGTTGTCTGACTCCGATTGCGGATGTGGAAGAGCTCAACGGACGCCAAGAACGTATTGAAGCTCTAAGGTCTATAAAAGATAAATCTACTTACTTGGGACATCTCAAGGGAATGTATGATTTACCGCGGCTCTACCGCCGATTTGCACTGGGTAAAGCTACATCCCAGGACCTTCTCTGTCTTCTAACAACGTATGAGCATTGCCGTGATTTGCTTGTTGCTACTAGGGCGACTCCTTGTGGCTTAGACGCAACGAATCACTCCCAAATTCTAGAACATATAAATCAAGTCCTGATAACTTGGAATCCAGAGCGGATTCGTAAAAGTTGTGCACAAGCTGAGGGTCCAACTGGCGGAGCCGGTCCTGTAATCGGATCATTCCATCCTTGGTTCCGCGGACAACAACCCGTTCTTGATGCACTAGAGGACCAATGGACAGAGCTGGAAACGGAAGCCCTGGCAATCAAACAAAGTTGGGAGAAACATTTGAAGGAAGAGGATGTCATTAATTGGACGATTAAGGACGAGGCGCCATTTACGTTTACCACAACGCAACGGCGCGCGACTATGCTACAGGGCTATTTCAAAGGTACAAAGAAAACGTGCGGATTTGATATTATAAAGCGTACTACAAGTACGACGGCAGTCATTGTAACAAATACACGTGTGAGCACGATGAATACAGCGGCGATTGCCTTGCGTGCCGATTGGATAGCGGCGTCTGTTGCCGCTTGGTCTACGCATTGGCAGACCTGGACTCAGACAAATCAATCCGCGGGATTGTTCGAAATTCTGGTGAACTGGGTGTGCGAATTTGATTGCGAGTGTGCCTTTGCTATCCTAGCCGATGAGTATGGCTATGTACGCCCTGAGTATGTTGAGCCCGCCGAAGAAGCGGCAGCGGGATTCACGGTCACTGCTCTTCGCCATCCAATTATTGAACGGGTGAGGACCGCCACTCCGTATATTCCACATTCGCTAGCATTTGGAGATTTTGCAGAAGAAAGCGCGGGTGCTGGCGCGCCGAACGGACTTCTTCTATACGGAGTGAATGCCGCCGGCAAGTCGTCGCTGGGCAAGGCGGTCGGTCTCGCCATCTTAATGGCACAAATCGGCTGTCCCGTACCCGCCGCGTCAATGACCCTGATACCTTATACCGGTCTCTATACGCGTATTCTCGGCAACGACAATCTTTGGGCAGGAATGTCATCATTTGTCGTAGAAATGACAGAGTTTCGGAGTATCTTGCGTTCCGCCGCCACTAGGATGCTGGTTATCGGCGACGAGCTGTGTGCCGGCACCGAGACCGCGTCGGCAACGGCAATTGTTGCAGCGGGCATTCAGACCCTTGTCCGCCGCGGGGCACATTTCCTATTCGCCACTCATCTCCACGAATTGTCAGAAATCCCAGAAATCGCCAATGACCCAAAAGTCCGCTCTTATCACCTATCCGTATTTCCCGACCTGACAACGGGCGCTCTTGTATATGACCGAGCACTAAGGGCGGGCTGCGGCTCGCCGATGTACGGACTGGAAGTCTGCCGTGGTCTGGATATGGACGCCGAATTCCTCGCCCTTGCTACCGCCTTGAGAACGCGAATGTTTACGGCGGACGGCAAAGCACATGCTAGCCGCTATAATCCGGCGGTAGTTGTCTCCCGATGTGCAGCGTGTGGAGCAAAGGGTACATCCGCATTAGAGGTTCATCATATCGTGCCACAAGCCGCTGCAGATGCAGAGAACCGTATTGGACCAGGACAGCATAAGAATACTAAGTCGAACTTAGCGGTATTATGCGAAGATTGTCATAAGAAACACCACTCCGGATTGTTAGAAATACAGGGATGGAAGGATACATCGGAGGGAATCAAATTGATGACAAAGTTTACGAGCTAGCGGATGCACCAGGGGCGCCCTGTTCGCCCTTAGGACCCTGAGGTCCCTGGGGTCCGGCAGGTCCCTGAGGTCCAGGAGGACCCTGTTGTACCGTCTTCGCCTCTAGAGCCTTGATGCGCCCCTCCAGGAGAGTTATCTGGGCAGTGAGACGTCCGAACTCGGCGCGCACGCCGTTACCAATACTGTAGTTGAGTCCGCGCTGGTTAATTACTGAGGACATTACTCTTTATGTTTGGTGACACGATTAGGTTATGACGATTTAAACGCAAAAGAGCATAAAATTTGATAGGTTGTCGGTAATATACCCGGGATAATCAGAGGTCTTATTAACTATGCTAATTCCCGTGCGTTGTATGAACTGTGGAAAGCTGCTTGCGGATAAGTGGAATTATTACCAGAAGCGTCTGCGTGAAATGAAGGGTCCTGGATATGCGGAGCCGACGTGTTTTGACGGAAAGCAGATTCCGAAGACCCCAGAGTCGACTATCTTTGATGAGCTTCAGTTAACTCGGTATTGCTGTAAGAAGACCCTTCTGACACACGTCGATCTCATTGAGAAAATCTAATGGAATAACAGAATGACACCGATTACCCTTCGTACTTTACAGATTGGTGGCGTTGTACTTTGTATCATTGCTGTAATTGTTGCAGCCACTGTATTCCCTACGCTGGCGCCCCCAACATTTTTGATTGCGTGCTCTGTAATGCTGTTCATTGCGATGTGGATCAATCGCTCCGAGTTCGGCGTTGACCAGTATGAGCGCAATACCCTCAAGTATACGCTACGCAATTCCGCGTCTGCAATTGTCTTCTTAATTGCGGTCTTTGGCATTGTTGGATTCTGGTACTTCAGCCAGAACAACTCGAGTATAATCGGTCCGGCGCCGGCTCTACCCAGCCTGCCGACCGTTGGCGGCGGTCTCACAAGTGTGGCGAAGCACGCTGTTTCCCGGATTAAGGAAGTAATGCGTACGGGGACTCTCAGCACTTAGATAAATACGTAACTTATTATATCATAGTAAATCAAGGATTCATTGATTTACCATGACGCGGTCTATTGCAGATGTACAACGTAAACTGAAAACGTTTGATAGTTTTGCGCGGCATTCAAGTGATACAAAGACACTACAAAAGAAGTGGCATTCGTTATTTGGAACGAATTTGACGGAACTCTCCGCAAAGAGTTTCGTGACACATTATAGGGAAATGCGTTCTAAATCTACGCGTGGTCACAAGGGTAATAAGAAGTCTCGTCGTGGTCGCCGCACACAGTATGGCGGTGTGGCACCTCTA